CGTCACTCCATCCAAATCGTTCGTCAGCGGCCTTCAAGTGCTTGTCGGCCTTCTCGTAAATCTGCTCGTCTGTCAGCGGCGTGGCGTTTTCCCGGTTCTGTCCGGGATGGTTCGCCATGCTCGTCAATGCGGAAACGTGCAGAGCCCATTCCTGCCTGCGCATCAGTTTGGCGAATGCGTCAGCCATTGGCGGCTGCCATCAACGGCTGCATGGGAGCTTGTTCTTGACCCACCGGCGGCATGGCCATCTGGCCTGCCTGCGGCTGCGCGTCGGCCTGCAATGTCCGCATAGCTGCCCTTGCGATGGATTCCACGGCCCGCTTCTTGTCCTTTGCCTCAGGATCGCCCTCGGCTGCCGCGTAATCGACAATGGTCCCGGCCAAGTGCACGGCTACCACGTTCTCATCTTGCTGGGAAAGATCGCCCAGCTTGGACTCGACCAGATTGATCGTCTGCGCTACAAACGCCGATGCGCCCTGAACCAAGGATTGCCCGGACGCAATGGCGCGCTTGATGACCTCGCCGTCCTTCATCTTGAGCATGACCAGTCTTGCGGACTGGATAAACTCGGCAATCTCTGGCGAAACATCGTCCGACACCCAGATAGGGTCAAAATCAGCTTTGGTTTCCATGTCATCCCCCTGCCGTCATCAGTGGTTTTGGCTTGGCCGAAGTCAGTGCGCCAGGCTTGTTCGGATCAAATTCCATCAGTCCGCTCGTGCTTGTCCCTGCTGGGGACTGGACGGGCGTCCCGTTGAAATTGGTCGCCATCGCCGGAGCAAACGGACGGAACCCGCCAACCGCGTCCTCGACGTACTTGCGATCCTCAAGGTTCCATTTGCGCTGCTGCTGGTCTAGCCACGCTTGGCGCTGGAATCCAAGCTCGGACAATTCCTTGTTGTTCTTTTCTTTGTCCTCTGCGGCCTGCTGTTCCTCGTAGCTGCTGTAAGCGGCTACGGCTGCGGTTGCGACTACACCCCACGGCATACTCGATTCTCCTTACGGATTGGGTTGGTCAAACAAAGAACCCCACAACTGGCCGAAGTTCTGTGCGTAGTAGTTGGCAAGACCCATAGCACCAGGGCCATCGCGCCAGACCGATGGATCTGAAAATACGGTGTTCATGATCCCGGATGCGATGTAGTTGTTTCTCGCGTTAGTCATTCCTTCGCGCTCACGGTCCCAGTCAATGTCATACCGCCGCTGGCTTTCGGCAAACTCCTGATCGAAGCGATCCTTGTCCCTTTCTGCCTGCATCCGTGCCAATTCCATGCGCGATGCATTATCGGCGCGATTCAGGGCAAGTGCGTTGTTCCAGCCACCCTGTTCAATCAGGTAGCGGTTCTCGGCATCCATGTTCCTATCGCCAACATTGGTGTATGCGGCTGCCTGCTGCATGGCCATCGGCATTGCCGCATCAATCGCCGCGCCGTGTGCTGCGCCAGCCGCCATCGAACTATTCAACAGTCCACGTGAATTGGCCTGCGCGATACCTGCGTTCCTGGCGCGCTGAACGTACTGGCCGTTTTCGTCAAGGATAGTCTCAAGCTGGTTGCTGGAAAGCTCGTCGGGGTTAACGTCTCGCGTCCTGAAACCACCATTGGGTAGCTGTTTCGGGCGCATTGGGTCAGGGTTCTGGCCAGTGAAACTCCGGCCAGTTCCGACTCGCTGACTCGGAAGGATGCTGTAATAGCTCATGTGCGTTTCTCACCGGCAGGGATGGCGTCGAAGGCAATAGCCTGAATGGTCACGGGGCTCTGCGTGCTGCTGTTAACATCGAACCTGAGTGCAATGTTCCTTCCGAAAATCCTGACCGGCGTAGCTGAAGAGAAAAACCTTTGCTCGCCGGTCGGGACTGCCGTAAGGCTTCCAAACGTGTGCGTGTAGTAGATGGCCGGGTCAGGCTCGCCATAGTTGACTGATCGACTCATCGTGAAGGTCGCGTAGTCTGTCGCTACGCCGTACACCTGGCAGTCGGTGAATCTCTTGTTCTGGAACGGCGAACGCTGGTCGTCGAACACAAGAGTCACATGCCCATCGATGGTGTGCCCGTCAAAGCTATTGCCGCGATCAATCTCGTAGACGTATCCAGTGCCATCGTTCGTTGCCCCAAACAGCCTGTCGCGGCCATTGGATTCCACTCCGGACGTCACGACATCCCATGTCAACGGATTGCCACTGGCATTCGCGTAGTCCTGGATCGTGTACTGCGGCATCTCGCCTTCACGCAGGAAGGTCGCCGTCAACTGCTTTCCGTCCGCGAACATCAGCCGGTACTGGGACTTGTTGCGAACTGCCAGCGAATTGATGACGCCAATGTTCGCCGACTCGAAAAACTCGGACGTCTGGACACGAGGCCGCAAGAAACTCCAAACGTCCCACGAGAACTGAGAAGTGTCGAAGTCGCCGTAGGACTGCGTTGCTCGAAGGTTCTGCACGCCCCTAAAACTGGTGTACATGAACTGGCCCATGGACTGCGCGGTGTATTCCACACAACCAACGTCAGGTGATATGACGCCAGGGTATGGGGTCAATCCAACGTCACCCTGGATCATCGAAACGCCTTGCTGGGTAAGCTCTGCAAGCGTGTCACCATTCAATTCCATCAAACCACGAACTGCTGACCCAACGCCAATTTCCCCGGCGAAGTTCAGCGGGTCGAAACTCAGGGGATTGCCTGCCACGCTGTACTGCACGGAACCTGACTTGTACCCAAGGAACATGCGCAACTGGTGAACAGAGACGTGGCGCGGAATGTCGTCGGCAATCGGCGTGCCAGTGTAGATGCGCGTGAACGCATAGCCGTCGTACATGAAGGCCGGACCAGCGCCTGAGACGCCATAGATAGCCTCGAAATTGGCTGCGGCGTAGAAATTGCTCACGGCATACTGGTACTTGGACTTCTGCGCGCTAAGAAGCGCGCCCCAGTCCATCACGTTGCGCTCGACCGATGTTTGCGTCTTGGCGATCAGGGTTGATCCGTCCGAAGCCCCGCCATCCGGGGTGACACCTGGCGACGGGTACGTCCTGATTTCCTCGTTCGCTCCAACGGCGCGATTGCTTCCGACATTCATCAAGAACAATTGCCCCGCAGCCGTGGAAAGGATTGTAGACCCTGAAACCTTGTACGGCATCACCACTTCAGCCGAGACAGCCGTGCTGCCGTCCCAGAAGTAGATCTTCGACTGCGGGGGGACGAAGTGAACCTTGATCCTAACCATCGTCACCCTGGCCTGCACGCCAACCGTGCCAGCGCCGTATCCGACACATTGCGTGCTCATCGCAAACCCGAAGTCGGAATGCTTCACGTCATCCGGGGTGACTCCGTTGTACCCCAAAAGCGACTGGCTTCCGCCGTAAGTAGCTGTCGCATACAGCGGATCGTCTGGGTCTGTCGTGCTGATCGGCCAGTTAGCCGACTGATTGGCAAAATGCTGAGGACCGTCCAATCCTGCGGACGCAGGGAACTTCAACTGCAACGAGTAGTCTCGGATGTTTCCAGTTGCCGTTCCGCCACGATACGCCCTGCGCTTTACCTCTACCGTGAATCCGGTAACGGTCGATCCATCAGGAATATCTGTGTCCGTCAGGCCAAAAGTGTTCACCCAATACTGGGCAAGTGCACCCGTTGCTGTGTGAAGGCATCCGAAATAACTGGTATCTCCGTCATCCGATTGCAGGCCATCAGCACTTGGAAACGCACTCCATGTGCCACCCTGAATCCAGGAATTTCCGGTCTGATAAATGATGTCTGGAACAACCCAATCAGTAGATTGAATCAGGGTTTCAATATCTTCCGTTGGCCTGATCCTGTTGGCTGGTACAAAGTCTGCAACGCCATCCTTGTAGGTGACATTCCAGCCAATATCCATGTGCTGCCAACTTTGCGTTGTAGGCGTCGTGCCGCGCCCACCATCTGCCCGGTAAAGCCCTGCGCCATAGGATGCGGCACTCGTGGCCGTGATCGTAGCCGTCGCAACATCAGATTTCGTGTGGTTGTAGATCGTACCCGTCGATGGCGTTCCGGTCGTGTTGTAGAACATCATCGATCCGGAGAAATTACCGTCTTGACCAGCCGACCCGGTGACCTGTTCCTTGGCGAGAAAACCTTTCCATGTGGCCGTAGCGTAGCTTGCGCCAATGTAAAGCTCATCGCCGGGATTCGGAATGTCCGTTCTCAGGTTGTACGCAAGCGCAAGGTAATCACGGCACGCATACAGTTCATCCTTCAGCCAGAACAGGCCGAGGACGTTGCCTTGGCCTGGGACAGGCTGAACCGTGTCCCTTGTTGCCGAATAGAACGCAGATGCTGCGCTTTGGTAGGCAGAAACCGTCTGCCATGACAACACGGACTCAGGCGTGGATTCGTAAGGAGCAGACTTGTAGAGTCCGGATGTTGATCCGTCCAAACTTGTGAGCGTTACGTCATACGCGCCAGCTCCTGCTATTGAATACCCATCATTATGATCTTGAGCTTTGCCAAGCAAGATGCTGTCTGCAAGCGACCTCGCAAAGCAGATCAGCGTGCCTGTAGTTCCGCCACTTGGCAGGGCCGAAACAACAGGAAGAATCAATGTTCTGTAGGACGCGCCATTAAGAAGAATGTCAACGCTGGCTGTTCCGAAGTTGAATGTCCCAATTGTCAGGTAACCCATGAGCGTAGGGTTAATTATGCCTTGCAGCGGGAACACAAGATTGCGCGCGGAGATGGTTGGCGACACGCCTCCGTCAAACCGCTCAAACCCATCGACCGACTTCACGCCCTGATTGATCGCAACCTCGAAGTTCGAGCAATCCTGAAGTCGGCCAGGGGCAACGAAAACGGGAGACGAGACGAGATCAAGACCGCCGTCGATTTGGTTGATTACGAAAGGCACTAGAATCCACCTCCAATGTTGGCGACGCCGCCATAGAACGCCGTGGTGTGTGGCGTCCATTCCGGCAGTTGGTCTGCGCGAAGCTGATCCATGATCCTGCGGTACTCGTCGCGTGCGAATTGGTATTTGCCAGGATCTTCAACGCTCCCGCCCCAGAACATGATTGCCCGCCATGCGACGACTTCATGGAAGCGTTCTGGGAAGATCGGGGTTTGAGTGTCAGCCGAACCGCCCGTTTGAATCCATGAGTCAATGGACCGCTTGTAGTCGCAAACGAACGTGTACGCCTGATCCGCCGTCGAACTGAACTCAATGGATCGGTCAGGCTGCACGGTGAACATGCTTGACTTGCCGGTCGGGATGACGTTCTGGTCAACCGTCCCGCGCCATGTCTGGTAGGGGATGTAGATGACGGGAGTGTTGCTGCTGGCCCCGTTGGCCGTCGAGTACATTTGCAGGAACCGATACCCGGCCCCGTACAGGTCTTGACGGATGTCGTCGTAGTCGGCGACTTGGGAAACCAGTGTGGCGCGGGAAAGGACGCGGCCAGAGGAAGGCAGCGAGAACGTGCCCTGCTTCTGCATGAAAAGCCATTGATCCTGCTCGTTCTGGATCGCCCGATACGCATCGGCAACCGACTTCACCAGCTCGAACAATTCCCCCGCCTGGCCGACAACCGTCGTGGGGGCCGTC